CTCTTTCTTGATCTCATCATCACTCATCTTTTTACCAGACTTGTTCTTGTCAGCATACATCTTACTCTGCATGTCATTAGAACTTGTCAATCTACCTTTACCTTCTGCCATAAAGTCAGCATAAGACTTAGGTTTGACTGAATCCATTACATTTGTATTGGTTGTACCAGTGTTGACTTGGTTTTGATATTGTGACTTAGTTATAGTTCCACCGGGATTAGTTTCTCTATACTTCTTTCTAGCATCAGAGTTTTGCTTGATCTTATTTTTTAGTTTATTAAAAACATTTTTTACACCATCAACTAAACCTTCATCGGCATACTCATACCCTTCCTTCTTACTATTACCATAGTTAGCAGCACCCTTCTTACGACACTGTACTAATCTACCTGATGCATATGCAGATGGCCATACCTTTGCACTCGCCTTTACTTTCTTATAGCATGCATCTTTAGTACCACTACCACTTCCTTTTTTATCTTCTTCTTCTATAGTTTCACCTTCTGGTTTATAATCTTGATTTAACATATCGTTAATTTTTTTCTCTTGAGCACCTGCAGTCGGTATCTTTCCACCGGGAACCACAACTTTTCCATCTGGATTCTTTTTAAAATTTTGTATCATCTTTTTTATTCTTCCAACAATTTCATCAATTTGTTCACCTTCTGGTTTATAAGAACTATCAATAGTTCTATTTTTTATATTAGGTAAATTCTGCAAATTCTTTAGTGATTTTTTTAACATATCTTTCTTTGGGATATCAAGTTTTAATTTGTCACCATAGGGACCAAATTCTTTCTTTCCCATCTCTTGAATTTCTGCAGATTCCTTCTTCACTTTTTTCTTATCTGTACTAACATATGTAGGTTTTGCAGCACCGGTCTTAGACTGTTGTCCGGGGTCTGCTGCTTTCTTTCTTCTTGATGCAGATGCTCTTTCTGCCTTAGACATGCTTGCTCTCTTAGAAGATGACACACACTTAGGTGTACCTTCTCCGGGTTCGTCACTAGCACAGGTTCCACCTGTAACTACATTGACCCATCCACCTTTACCATCTTTGGATTTGGATCCTTTGAACCACTTGCGTAAATTACCTTCTGAGTATGTCTTGACTCCATCCTTTACATATCCTTTTCCTTTAGTGTCATAAAATTTTATACCCTTCTTTACTCTTTCTTTTTTCTTCGCCATAAACTCTTTATCTGCCTTTGCCTTCTCTTCTCTTCTCTTTGCCTTTCTATCTCTTGCTTCCTTTGCTGCTGCTGCGAATGATCTATAGTCAGTCAACTCATCCATACTTGACACTTGAATGTCGGTCACAGGTATCTCAAGGTGTGCACGAAGCATATCATATGGAACTGATTTTATTTCTTGATCATCTTTTTTACCACCAGTGCTTTTCAAACCCTTCGGTAGTCCAGTGTTAGGATTTCTATCTTGTCCAGAATAGTATTCTACTTCATCAAGTTTTCCTAAATCAGTTCCTTCCATTGATTGTTTTCGTATTGTTGCGTAATAAACTTTTTCACCTTCTTCTTTACCATACTGTTTTTTCATATTCTTCTTCATATCTGAATCATCATATTTTTTCTTCAACATCGTGTCCTTTCTCTTTTGAGATGAAGTCATAGTTGCTTCAGACATGCCACCATTACCACCATTACCACCATTACCACCGTTACTATTTCCACTACCATTCCCACCGTTCCCATTTCCGTTAGAACTTCCGTTAGATTTGCCATTACCATTGTCTTTAGAATCATCATCTTGGGGTTCTTGTCGCAAATAACCGCGAGCACCGATCATATACCCTTTTGGTATTTTTTTACACTTCTTATCAGTGTAGCAGTAATATTGTCCTTTCGGGCAAGATTTAGTCATATTACAACGATCGCTATTTTTTATTTATGTTTCCTTGCTTAATGATCTTTTGAAGATCTGCAGTGCTACCAATGAATACTGAATTATTTACAGTCTTTGGACCAGAACCAGTTGGTTTTTCTAGATCAACCATTTTTTTCTGCAAATCAATAAGTTTATCTGTGGTATCTGCCACACTTTTTATCAATTGACCTGCAACTTCATATGCTCTTGGGTGCTGTGAATCCTGACATACATCTAATATACCATTAATTGCTTCCTGACCCTTCTCTACAAGATTATATAATTGTGCTCTACTATACTCGTAATCTTTTTGAGGATCATCACCCTCATTTTTTATAGGTTTGACTCTAACAGATTTAGTCTCTTTGACTATCTCTGTTTTTACGTTCATTGCCTTTTCTAACTCATCAAAGTTTTCCATTATTGGTCAGTACCCTGACTAGGACTAAAGAATTTAGAATCTTGGAAGAAGTCAACATCACTGTTGAATCCAAAATCATCACCGACTTCGATCAATGCATGATCAGCAGCGTTAATAAGATTTATAACATCACCGTTGCTATGCTTCATTTCTGAAGTTCTGAACTGTCCTCTAGCAACTATGATTGAGACATTATCTTTCTCCTCAACTCTCATGACTTCAGAGTTTATTTGAACATATTGTCCCACAACTAAACTTGCTCCACTCGTTACAGTCATTTGAGTCTTACCAACTTCTAATGTTGCAGCAAGAGAGAGGGTTGAGTCTTGGTTATAATCTTTCGTAGCAATAGGTGTAACAACATATCTAACTTCTCTTGGTGCTCTAATAGCAGATGAGTAATCGATTTGAACCTTCTTGATAATTCCACCAGTCTCGTCTGTAGGAATCTCATTATAGAAGTATGTTTTTGCCATAAATTCTAAATCATATACGATCGCTCTTCTTGTATTGAAATCATCTTCATACTCATCTTTGAAAGATATGTCACTCAAGGTAAACGGTATATCTTTCTTCTCATCATGACCATCTATCATGTTGAGAGTGACATTATATGATGGTTGAAAGAATGGTAATATTTGCTCTAAGATCTGCAAAGCATCATCTTGTAATTTTGCAGCAAAACTAAGTCTGAATCCTATATTGTAAGGAACAGGCATAAAGACTTTTTTAATTTTATTTTTACTACTATTAGGAACTAAACAGAATTTTGTTATAGGTGCAATCTTTCTTGTAGGGTCATATTGATATGAAACAATTTCAAATGATAATCTTGGTAATGTTATTGCTACATTTTTATTAAAATTTGGTTGCTGTTCTATTCTTGCTAAGAACTTCTGCATAGGTCCATATGCAATAGGAACCTTGATTGTTGATATTACCGCATCTGTTGCATCATTAGTATGCTTTATTGTTATATCATTGAAGAGAGTTCCGAAAGCAATTACAGTCTTTCTAATTGTCTCATTATAAAAATACTTTCCAAACATTATGCTTCACCAAATGGGTTTTTCTCTGTAAAGTCAAGGATACTATCACTTTCTGATTGGAAGCTAACATTGTCTCCATAAGAGTCGATATTAGTTTCATCATCATTGTAGTTGATGCTATTTAGACGGTATGCAATAGACTCGCCAGTTGTGGTGGCGGTTCCTACAATCAATTCTCCTACTGTAAACTTACCTGTGAGATCTTTAGCAAGTAGTGTACCATTTGTAGCATCCCAACTTGTAGCATATGCAGTTGTTGAACTTGCTTTACCTGTAATAACCATTCCGTATTTGAATGTTCCTACTCCAACTGTACCTGCTGCACCTACAGTTATAATTGGTGCTAAAGTATATCCATATCCTGCATTTGTTGTGATAATTTGATCTACCTTGCCATCTACAAGTATTGCAGTTCCTATAGCAGTCACACCACCTGAAGGTGCTGATGTAAATGTAATAGTTGGAGGAACAACATAGTCTGATCCTTTGAGTGTCATTGTAACAATGCCAACTGCACCTGTTGTTGCAATACCAACTCCTAGTGATACTCCTCCACCTTGACCGTCTACAGGGGTGATTGTGATGCTTGGGGAAGTAGTATATCCAAAACCGGGATCTGTGATTCTAAATTCTTGTAATGATCTAGATCCTTGTGAATTTGTAGTTGTAATAGCGACAGCAGTTGCTCTTCTACCAGTGCCATTAGGTTTAGATATAAGGACTGTAGGATCTGCTATAAATCCTGTCCCTTCGTTGAATATATTGATTTTATGAATACCACCATTTACCAACGATGTCACTGCTGTTGCAGTCACACCAACACCTGACAATGACATTGTGACATTATACCCTAGTGTGGCAAAATCATCATCTATCGAACCAATACCTGTCTCAATCTTCTCATCACCAAGTTCAAACATCTCACATTCTAACACATAGCAATAGTTCTTACCTAAAGCGTAAAATGTGGGTGCTGTATGTTTTACATGCTTGATTTCAAATAATATGTCTCCTAGCGGAAAATATATTAAATCTCCTTCTATAGGTCTTACAGGAACAGATATTCCAAGTCCACCTTCTCTTTGCAAAACAGGAGTAATCAACTCACCAAATCTTGCTTGAGAAATAGTGATCTGCATCTCTGCTGTAGATCTGACTCCAAATTTTGTAAGTAAATTATATTGATCTCCAAATCCTTCGTAGTTCTCGATATATCCTTCAAGAGGAAATGATTTTTCAAACTTTGATGAAGAGACTTCTCTCATCACAGTTTTTGTATTCACAAAGGTACGTGGCATATAAACAAACTCAATGCCATGCATTTTGATATGCTCATCTACCAAAGACTGAGCAAGATCTTGCTCATTCCTCGCACCTGTAGGTCGAAAATAATTATTGAGTGCCATTATCCAATGAAATCAAGTGGAGGTAGTTCGTAATCCATATTCATACGAGACTCCAACTTTTCTAATTCTGATGTACCATCTTCCCATATCTGTCTACCATTTAGTTCCATACCACCCGGCATTTTGACACCTTGGAACTTCATTAGATTTTGTCCCCACTGCCTTTTCATCAATGCAGTAAAGTATCTCCTAAAGAATAAATCGCCATATACCCTGTTACCTACAGAACTAGGATCCAATGCTCTATAACACTCAATAATAAGATAGTCATCTTCCTTCAAACTACTCATATCAGTATCAAGATATAACTTATTACTTCTTCTATTAAATCTAATTTGTTTGTCAGGATGTAATATAAAATTCAAATCTTCTAAGTATCGTTTAGTCATTGTGTAATTCAATACTTCAGTGCTACTGAAATAATAAATTTCATTCAAGAATAATTGATAATTCACACTAAACATGTTGGTGCTAATTGCACGACTGTCTATTTTCCATATCTTCTCTACACCTATAACAGCATCGGGCATCATAAGGAAGTTTTGATCTTCTTCAAAACTACTAACGACAGTGGTTCCGATACCTGCAATAGTATGTTCTCTTCCTGTTGTTGTGACAATTCCCACTCCATTATCTTCCTTTCTTCCACCAACTCTATCAATAAAATCTTTTGTAATTTTATGTTTTAGATACATCTTATCGACACCATCCATGTGTCGGTTTTGGAAGTATGAAGTAGTATCCATTATACATTCTTCTATCTGCTCGTCTGCAATATTAACTTCCACAACAGGATGACCCAACTTTCTCAATCCATAAAGAATAAATTCTTCTCTGTAATTGAGCATATCATCAGATCTAATTTCAGTGGTTAGATGGTCTGCCATTTATTATTTTTTAGTTATTTATGATCGTCTTACAACGACATCCACATGATCACCGGCAGTAAGACCAAGTGCATCTAGGATGTTGACAGCAGGACTTCCAATCGACCAGTCTTCAGTTTCTCTTAGTAAGATACCATTTAGATAGACTTGCATGTTATCTGCCGTTGTATTTGAATCTGATGGTGCAAAGTTAGTTTGACCGTCAAATGTTGAAGTCAATCTATCTTCTGCTTGATCAGAACATATATCAATTTGATCTCCTTCATCAGTTCCTTGATTTAGAACAACTGCAGCACTCGCTGTATAGTCTATAGTATTTCTAAGTCTGACTCCATTCAAAAATATTTTATAATTTTTTGATGCTGCTAGACTACCTGCTAGAGTAAAATTTTGTTGACCTTGTGTTGCTGTAAAGAATTCTTCTTCTAATGTATGTCCAAAGTATACAACAATAGAAACATCGTCTCCTGCAGTGACACCAGAATTAAAGTTTACAGTTTGGGGTGCTGATAATTGATAGTCATTTGATGCACCTAGTCTTTGTTTTACACCATTGAGATATATTTGTGTAGAAAATGCTGTTGCCTGCGATCCATCATCAAATACATTTGGTGCAGTAAATGCTGTTTGTCCTTGAGTTGCAGTAGTGACACCTGTACTTATTGTTGTTGCAGCACCAGTAGCACCACCCCCACCTGATAATGTTTTGAACGAGAGAGAACCCGATCCATCCGTGACAAGTGCTTGATCTTCAGTCCCGTCGGTTGACGGAAAGGTAAATCCTGATACTGTTGATATACCTGCAGAGTTTATATTACCAGTAACACCATGATTTGCAATGACTCTACCAGTAAATGTAGAGTTTCCTGTTACACCCAATGCACCACTAAAGGTTGCATCAACTGCTGTTACATTTCCTGATACAGCACTATTACCCGTAACTGTAATACCTGCTGAAGCGGTTTGTAATCGTATAGTTGCTCCATGTCTGAACGTACAAGTACCGCCATTTTGAAACTGTGCCATGGCAACACTATTTGTACTATCCCAGAAATTTACGTAATCTCCATTAGTTTGTATGCTTAATGAACCACCACCAGTTTCTTTTATAATTGAATTACCATTTGATGTTTGATGAAATATTTCAAGATCATTACTAGCACCAAATAATAATTTTTTATTATCTGATATATTTACATTATTTTCAAAGGTTGAGATACCTGCAACATCTAAGTTTCCATTGAAGTCAGCATTACCTGCTAATGTCAAAGTGGATGCCATATCAACCGCACCGTCTATATCAACAGCATCTAAATTTGAAGTACCATCTACATCTAAGTTTCCATTGAAGTCAGCATTACCCGCTAGTGTCAGTGATGATGCCATATCAACAGCACCGTCAATATCAACAGCATCTAAGTTTGTAGTACCATCTACATCTAAGTCTCCGTTAGCATCAATATTACCTGCTATTGTTAATGAAGATGCCATATCAACTGCACCATCTATATCAACAGCATCTAAATTTGTTGTGCCATCAACGTCTAAGTTTCCATTGA